TCTTCACCGGCCCCAACTGTGCTGCTGTGCGTGTAGTAGCCATTCGCTGCCCAGCAACAATCGCATCGAAAGTGTTATCGCCTGTGACCTTTTCTGATTTCCCCAGAGCCTTGACAGCCTGAGACTTCTCATACCTATAGTTCATCTTGAAGGTACGAACAGCCGTCAGTTCGCCTTCCGGTGCCGTACCCGCCGGGATAGAAATCTCATAGTTGCGTACTGTCGTCCTCCCTGTACCTGCTATACCGACCCTCTCCCTCATCACCCCGATCATGTCGTCAGTCAGATTCCTTCTGAAGAATCCTTCCAACACCTCATCAACGTGATGCGCTCCTGCCCGCGCAGCAGCAACCGCTTCAGGAGAAGTCTGCATGGTGTAGAGACGCTGACTCGCTGCCTCCAACAGACCGAATTGTGTGCTACCCCCTGCGTCCATCTTCACATAAGTCATCTGGCTGTTGGCATAGTCCAGTTCGATATAAGGAATAGCGTTCCCTGCTGCGTCAGAACGCTGACCCTGAAGTTTCAATACTTCATCTAGTGAAGTCCCACTCATTCCACCGAAGTAGGAACGGAACGGAGAAAAGACCAGATCGTTTGCCGAATCAAGAATCACCGGATTCGTCATCTGCTTCATCTTGGCGTATATGAACCGCTCTCCATCATGCTGCCTTGCCAATGCCCATTGGGCTGCCTGCTGTTTCGTCGGCACGAAAGGAAGTCTCGCTGACTGATGAAACACCCGTCCCGTTATTCTCGCTGATGCTTCAAGCATCTGCATAATGGGCTTCCACCCCTTATGCGCCGCTACCCTGATCCCCATAGTTTCTGAATCTTTAGTAAGAAGATTCCTTGCAGCGATAACCTCTTTTTCCTGCCTTGCCGCCCCCAGCGCATCCCAGTTGTAGAGATGCTTCTCTTTCGCAACCTGCACTGCCTTACGAGTCATGGCTGGATCGCCAATACCTAGAACGTCACCGACAGCCCGCCATGTGCGAGCAATCGGACTGACAATGACGCTCCTACGGGTCTGATCAGTTGTCAGAACTGGAATCGCTCGGCCAAGGTGGTCAAAATGCTTCTGTGTACCGATAGCAGTCTTGGCTAGTTTCGCATTCGCAAACGACCTCGGACCCTCTCGAAGAACCATGAGCAGCGTTTCATCAACACCGTTACGAAGGCCGACGCCTATACGCATCAGGACCGCTGGCCGCCAGAACCGGGCGAAAAACTTATCCAACATGGCAGGGCCAAATGCTGAGTGCCCTATCATTCGCATCATGTTCATGTACGAGGAGGCTTCTCCAAGTTCCCTGTAACTGGGAAGAATGTTCAGTTTGGACATCTGAGCGCCGTGCGCTTCGCCGGGGAATATGGCACGCCGGTAGAGGGGCATCCCGCCGATGATCGCGTCGTTGGCGACATTGGAGTAAGCCGTGGAACCCTGTCGAATAAACCTGTTGAACCAACGCTGGATGTTTTGACCGCCATATACCAGCGCACCGGTACGACCCATGAAGTCCATGAGGAACCGTGACTGGATATCCCAACGGACCCCTTCGGTACCGTGGACAAAGGCCGAGATGTACCCTTCGATTACTGGCCGTGGCATTTCAGCCATGAAGCCGAGTTCTGCCAGCGCAGTGAACTCTTGGATAGCAGTCCTCGAATTAGTTACATCAATAAATCGATTTCTGGGGACGCTGCGTGTGAACTTTGCTGCCATGCGGGCAGGGTGGTACAGGGTGCTATGGACAAGTGCCATCCCTTTGTCAGTAAGTTTTCCGGCCCTGTCGTAAAGTACCTTTTCTCTGGGGACGATCCCGATGTCCTCGTCTAAGAACTTCTTTAGATCCTTTACTTTCCAACGCCGAGGAGCGGCCCATTCAAGTGTCGGTGCATTTAGTTTGTCTACAACTCGCCGGTAACCATGTACCTTGACTGCGGTCAATAGTTCGTCAGGTGTCTTGTATCCCGCCTTGCCAGCAGCAGTAGCAAAGTTAGTGTTGAGGATTGTTACACCCTCATCTATCAAGTCGTCCCATGTCCTATAGGCCACGCCTTGAATCATTCCGGGGTACATCTGAGCCGATTCGGCTTGGCTGCTCCCCGGTGGCATGTTCCTTGCTGTCCGCCGGTTGATCACATACATCTGTCCCCGACGGTTCCATGCCTTCATCCTCGGGTATTGCGGCTTGCCATCCTTGGTGAACTTCAGCAACCCGAAGGTGTCTTCATGGAGTGTGTAGAAGTCAGATAGCGTTGGCGCTCTTTCTTCAACGATCTTTACCAAAGACCTATCTATATCCTTCGGGATCGGTTCCTCTAAATGGATCGCCTTGTAAATCTCATGTAGATCCCTATGAACCTTGGTTTCATATGTAGCCATCTGTCGGTTCAGGATTGCGTAGTCTTCAAGCGTTATACCGTATTTGCGGATAACACGATCTGACGTTTCTGGCGGCTTGGCTCTCCTCCCCGGCCTAATTCTCACAAACGCACCCGGCCCACCGGCAATGCTCCGCGAGGTGCCCGAAGTCTCAAACATTTCTGCATAAGCCTTAGCAGGTAGTTCCCTTGCCTTGGCCGACAATCCGGGCAGCACCCCTGACTTCACATCCAAGAAGAGACGTTGGCCCAGATATCCTTCCTTGGTTATTATGTATCCGGCTGCTGCCTCTGCTTGAACATGCGGCCATGCGTTACGCATCCGGTTCGTGAAGTTATCCAAATAACCAAGTAGCCCTTCAGTGCCCGCTATCCGCATCCGGTTGAACTTCGTTAGGCGTGGGAAGAACAACTTGGTCTTCAGGTGCCCGCCGAGACCGTTCTGTAGCGCGAAGTGGCCTGCTTCTTCTGCGAAGAACTCCCACACGCCGTCCCAACTATTCAGCCCCGGCTGCTTCAGGGTGACACCCATCTTGCCAAGTACCGTCTGGTCGGCTATCCGGTAGTTGTTCATCCTGTCGGTGTGCCACCTCATCATGTCTTCGATGACACGCCGATATTTGGGGTTACTTCTTAAAAACTCCACGACTGGGCCGGGAGTTTTAATCGGAACACCAGCCCTTGATGCCGCAAGAACCTCGGTGTTCCGCCAAATCTCGTACTCGTTAAAGACCTTGACGATCCTGTCGATTTCAGGATTGATTACTTTGTTGAACTGTCGCCGTATGTACCACGGACTTCTACCTACATAGTTTGGTCCTAGTTCAGCAACATATTCTGCGAACTCGTTTGTTAGGTTCTTCTTGGGGCGGAAGATCCCCCTGACGCGCCCGCCGGTAGCCATCATCCTTTCCGGGCTTTTACCAGACCGGTAGTATTTGAAGGTTGCCATTATCGACCGGGCGGCTTCTTCAGTTCGCTCTCCCGCTCGGAACGTAGAATGAATCTTGAAAGCCGATGCTGTCCTGTGCATCGTCCGAACCGTGTTCTCGTAGTTCCCCATCTGGGCCGTACGAATACCCGCTCGGGCACCCCGAACCATTGACCCGTACCCGATTGTTCCCCATGTAATCGGATCAAACACGATGGCGCTTGCCATCGTTCCAATACCGACAAAGCCAATCATCCCTGTCGTATAGCGGAACTTCTGGAATCCTCCCATGTCCGCAGGATCTTCAGGAGCGTCTGCAAAGCCGCCAATCCACCCCGGAACATTTCGGACCATCTCGTCGTACCGCTTCGCAAGGAGATGAGACGTTTCGAAGTTGCCTGCGTCTAGTTCCTCTACCGCAGCCTTCCACTCCCTGCTGTCCATCACGCCGCTTGTGAACCAGTTATTTACATCTATCAGCGCCTCCCCCTCAGGGTCGGGGCTGCCCGCTTCGGCTCTCTTCTCAGTGAAGTATTTAATAGCCGCACCTAAAACGTCACTCTCGCCGGTTCGGAACCCGCCGATCATTATGTCGTAGTCCTGTTGGTTACCTAACAGTTCGAGAGCCTTGGCGCGTGACTCCAAAGAAAAGGACGCATGTTCATATTCGGCGTTCTTCCACCGTGTTGGGAAACTGGTAATCAACTGGGCGTAACGCTGAGGAAGCCTGACAGAAGTACCCGCAGGCCGTTTGATACCTAGAAAGGGATCACTAACCAGCGGTTCCTCTTGCGCCATCGCCGTTGGATCCATCTGGTTATGCAGCGTTCGACCTAACCGGAAACTGAAGTTAAGAGACTTGTTGACTCCCTCCCAAGCCCCTCGGGCAGCAGGGGAAACAACGTACCTGAAAGGCGAAGTCATAGCGGCTAAGGGAACCCCTACTACCTTGCTTATCGGGACGTTCCCGATTCTGCCTTCTCTGAGTGAGTCATCCCAATCGAACGGATTCCACCAACTGATTTTGTCCGGCCTGTCCTTGGGAGGGGAGTACCCGTTGCTGTTCAGTAGCGCCTGTGTGGCCTTGGGGAATGCCGCCCACAACTGGTTCTGAGCCGGTTTGGTGAACTCCCTTATCCCTTTGAGCCGTTCTTGGAGTTCAATATGGCTTACCGATTCCAGAACAGATGCGATCATTTCTTCATCCGACAGGTCAGAGTAAATAAGATCGATCCAAACATCTGGATTGAACCCGAAGAGCAACCCGTCGCCGGAAGCCATCCGTATCATATGCAACCGGTCGGCGTAATACTCGTCCTCTAGCGCCGTGCTTTGACTACTGGTACCACCACGCCGTCGTGTAGCCCCAGTGCCGATCGAAACCCCGCCGCCACCACTACCACCAAGGGTCTCGGCCATTACTGCGAGGTTGCCCGCATCCGTTGCCCCTCAGCAGCGGAAACGAATTCTGGGTACCCTTCTGCCCCGGACAATGCAAGCCTTTCAAGAATCATCGCATTCGTTGCTGCTACACGCTTACCTGAAAGTTTAGCCGGATCCACTGACCTGCGGGCGAGTCCTGCTGTAATCGCCAAGGAAGGGTCGTCGTCAGGAGCGTTCATCGCCGTGACGCTCGGGTTGTACCCCTGCGCTGCCGTCATAGCATCCACGCCGGGTTGCTGCACCTGTGCCGCCGCGACGCCCCCCGCCCCGTTATTGATAGTCCGTGTCTTGGGTAGGGGAATGCCCGGTGTCACCCCTTCTGGGACGTTGGGGTTCTGAGCCTGCCGGTTCGCACCGGGTTCTCCATAACCGGTGTCGCCGCCCATCGGTGCAGCCGCTATCTTCTGCCCGCCGCGCCCCTTGCTGTCCCGCCTGCTTCCCATTACGGACCACCCGCTGCGAGCGCCTGCTGCATCTGGGCAACAGCCGTTTCAGGAGACATCTGCTGTGCTTCGGGAGGCAACGGCTGCTCCGGTGACGCTGCCTGCGGTGGACCTTGAAGGCCCAACGCTTCTTCCGGTGCCATCGCCTGTCCCTCCTCGGGAGGTGGTGCCAATGCCGCCTGCTCCTTGCTGATTTCCTCGTCTGCCTTCTGAATGGACTCAAAGATGTCGTGACCCTTTTTGCGGAATTTCTCTATCTTCGCTATATAGATAATCGGGAGCATCCCCTGTACGGCCTGCTGTTGGATTCCAGCCATAACCGCTTCTTCCAATGACTCTTCATCCACCCGGCGTCCTTCCGCCTCCGGGTCGTCAATGAACGGATGCCGCGCCCTGAAGGTAGCCAAACTAATACCCTTCATTTGGAGCAACTGTCCCAACTGGATAGTTGTTCCCTGTACGTCGGCACCGGGAATCGAATGCGACACCACGTTGTCATAGGTTTCAAAGTGTTCATCAGGAGTGAACTCAACCTGTCCGAAATCACCGGTATAGCCGGTAAAGGTTGAGATTGTCTTATTTCCCCAATACCCCTGCCAAGTAGCGAATAGACATTCGTTCAGATGGGGAAGATGCGCTTCCATGATTTCTTGAAGTTCCTGTACCCGTGGGTCAAGAGAAGCGCCCATGAGAGCGTCAATCCCCCGACCAGTGCGAAGAGCGCCGTACGACTCCCCACCGATTTGCGGGACCGTTCCTGTCGATACGCGGGCATTGCGTTCGAGCCGATCGATGGCGATGTTTGTTTGCTGGTCGGGCGCGCCTCGGAGTTCTCCGATTTGTTCTGCGTCAAGCAGTACGTTGACTTGTCCTTCACGGCCATCTTTCCATTCTCCTCCGACAATCATCGGAACCTGTCCAGACCGTCCAATAATGTAACGATCTGGGAAGATCGCCTTTTCTTGGGCGATCAGTTCAAGCGCCATAAGTTTCGCCATCAGGTCAACCATGCCGACGATGTTCGACACCGAAGATGCGATGCGATCCAACGTCACCTTTCCGGGCGTGATGACACACGGCCTTCCGGCCTTGTTTTTGTAACGAGACAACTCCTGCGAAGTTGACTGTGGCACCTTCTGTCCTTGCGCCCCGTATCGTGGACCCATGATGCCAATAACGATGTCCTCGGCATCGATCCATTCGACACAATCCCAGAGTTCCTGACAGGCATTGTTGTCAGGAGCGACTACGCCACCGTTCTCTTGGCGGCTCTTTGGGTAGTGCGCCCGCAGCCAGTCTCCCGACTTGCCGTAAAGCATTCCGCAGTTGCGAGGAACGTCGTAGTTCTCCGCAGCCTGTGGTTCCGGGTAGACCCCTAGCGGATCCCGAACTTCGATCCTTGGCATACCCATATCGAAATCGGGGATAACAACCAATGCCGTTGTGGCATATCCGGCGAGATGCCGATAGGCGCGCCTCATCTTGATCTTGTATTTATTCTGGTACCACGTTGAGGCAAGTGCCCGCCTGCGAATATCGGCATACTGGCGTGACCGTTTGCCTCGCTCTTTACCGGGATCGACAGCAGGACATCCGATGTAAGGGGTAACAGAGGCAGCCCGCTGTGCTATAGCATCAATATTTTCTGAAATCAATGCCGGGGTAAGCGGAGGAAGAATTGGCTCGTCATCCATCGATGGAAGTGGTATAACATAATCACCGTTATACCGATCCTTGATTTCATTCATACGGTCCAAAAGATCACTTTGACTGGATTGCCGCATACGGACAATCCCGACGATCTCTTCGAATGTATACGCCATTAGTACGCCCCGATTCCCACACGCCTCTTACTATAAGGTAGCCCCTTATAGTTAAACTGGCTAGTGTCCACTTGGAATGCGGCCCTTCTCTGCCGCCAAAGAATCCAAATGAACCACAACGCCATAACTCTGTCTTGCCGAAGATGCGTGCCACGAACTAGCGGGCGCCACGACTTTAACTGACGGATCAGTTCATCAGCCTGATGGCGCGTCGGAGCGTCCTCCGCATACGGAATCTCAATCTCGCCGCGCATAAATGACAGCGCCATCGACGGGATCCCGATGGTTTCGTCATACTTATTCATTCCAGTTAGATGCTCTCGTACCCTGAAACCATACTGGTCGGTCATCTCGATAAGGCGCTGGTCTCTTGACAAGCCCTTCTGGAAGACCATCGCCTCAATAACTACATCAGAGACGCTTGCCCCGTTCTTGCGACACCGGAGAACGGCGTCTTCGACAATGCCAAGAATCTGTTCGTTGCGGGTCAAACCGATGTCTTCCCGCAGGAACAGGATCTTCAACTTGTCCTCATGCGGTGTGGCTGCCATAACGCAGTTGTTCCCACCCAAAGCAGGATCTAACCCTATGTAGACCGTGCAGTCCGTAGGCGGGTCGTGAAGGGTGGACCGTAGGGGATTGAGGCATTTCTTAATAGAATCGTCGGTGAACGTAGCCGTGAGTGAACTTGACGGCTCCTGCATGTAGTTCCGAGACCATGCTTCTTCTCCGACCTTGCGGCGGATGCGGTCCAACGAGTCCAATGTGAACATTTCCGGCCACAGCGGTTCCGGCTCATCATCAGCGTTATTTACGATTGCAGGGAAGCGAATGACTTTGAGGATGTCTTCATCGATTTGCAGCATGACTCGCTCGTAGAAGTCGTCCTCACCGACACGGGTACCGTTAATGCTGGTTCGTCCATTCTCACCGGGACGGGTCAGCCAGTCCTGCCGGAAAATCTCGAACATCTGTTCTGTCAGGTTAAGAGACACCCTTGACTGGATATCGTCAATATGTAGATGATCGGTACGGGTACCGGCAATCTTGGACCGCCAACCCAAGGAAACCATCGAATAGTCACGTTCATCGTGCCTTGACTTCTTGAACACACTAAAGTAGTCGGCACCCCAAGGTTGTGCGGTTTTGCGCCCAGATTGGTTCTGGGGGACAAAAGGTCCGTATTTCGCTACATATCCGGGGAAAGGTCCGTGAGGTTCCATCCGTGAGCGGATACGGCCCAGAATCTTACGGGCCATATCCTGACCCTCGGATCCGACTGTGATCCTGAATTGTGGGTCAACAGCCAGTTTGTAACAGAAATAGTCCTCAGCGAGCGTTGTCTTGCCGTGTTCCGGGGGCCAGAGGATCAGGGTGATATTGCCGGGAGGGGTCTTCTCGTATGCGTCTATCGCTGCGATATGGAACCACGGAGACATATGTCCGAAGTATTCGTTCCTAAAGTCCTGAAATGATCCACCCTTCTCTTCAGGCGGACCCTCTTCAGCAAATCTGAGTCTGATCGCATCAACCTTGGCGGCGAACTCAGGGATGCGCTGCCGCCACTTCTCATACGCTGACCGTGTAACCCCGACGATTTCCAACGAGTCGTTAATCTTCCCGTGGTGTTCTATCGCCTCTAAAAAGAGTCTACGATTACTTTCACCTTTGGCTTTACTTGCATTCCCTGTCATTACGCAAAGACTGACTTTGCTACTTGCAATTCGATAATATCTGCGGCAACGACGCCCTCTAACCCTTTGACTTGGACGGTATGCACACCTACTTCGTCAAGGACCAAATCTGTGTAATAGATCCCTGTGGCGCTCCTTGTCGGACTTGGGGTCGAATCCGTACCAGCAGTTCCGGCTGTGTTCTTCCCAGATGGTCGTCGCCAAGTAAACACAACATCGGCGGTAGTGTCGGTTGGATCGGTATTAACGGCATCACTGGTAAACGTGGCCGTCAACCTAACCGAATCCCCTTTATCATAGATCGCCATAACTACTCCTTAACCGATTGCTGAAACTAGCAAAGTTACATCATTTGGTTGGGTGACAGTAAGAATAACATGCGGAATCGGCTTCCTAACGGTGAGTACCGTAGTCAGTGCTGCCGTACCCGTTATCGCTGCGGCAATCAACGCTTCCTCAATTGGATTGGCCGTAACCGACGCGGTAGCGGTAATCGCCGCCGCAATGGCCGCTTCTTCAACCGGGTTCGCTGTAACCGAAGCCGTCCCGGTGATAGAACCCGCGACGAACGCCTCTTCGATGAGTGTCGCCGTGACCGCCGCAGTACCGGTAATGGCCGCTACGAGGAATTCTTCCCCGATGATCGCCGTGACCGTCGCACCGCTTCCGGTGACAGCAGCGGCTATATACGAGTTCTGGCTCAACGCTGCGGTCGTAGCACCAGTAGCGGCGATTACCCCCTGAAGGGCGACCGACGACTGAAGAGCAGCAACAACGGCTGCCGTGCCGGTTGCCGCACCAGCGATAGAGGCTTCTTCGACAATTGCTGCGGTAACAGTTCCGGTTCCAGTAATCGCAGCAGCGATGGCTGCTTCTTCGACTATCGCCGCAGTTACGGTTCCAGTACCAGTCATCGCCGCCGTGATGGAGGCTTCTTCTACTATTGCCGCAGTTACAGTCCCGGTGCCGGTGATCGCAGCGGTGATGAGGAAAGTTTTGACACCCTGATAGTCGTAATCCCCGTCCCGATAGTCGATGCCGGACTGGCGATAGTCAATAGCCATTATTCGACACACCGCTTCCGAATCAGAGTGAGTCCCCCACCAAGTACCAGAAGGACAGACTCAACTGTCTCATCGGCCTCAACGTAGTCTACGAATCCTGTGTCACCAGTCTCATACATCACGTTATCGACTGCGATCAGTCCGTGGGGTGCCAACCGGGGTAGAAGCAGGTCGTAAACGGCCCGTGGGTGGAGGATGTCTATGAAAGCGAAATCAACCTGTTCGTCCAACAGGGGGAGAGTTTCCTCGGCTGGTGCTACCACCAACTCCACGCGGTCACCCACCCCGGCCCTATGCCAGTACCGGCGAGCCATCGCCGTGTGCTTCGGATCGGGGTCGCAGCACAGTAAGCGGCCCCCTTCGGGTAGGGCTTCGGCTATCGCCAGCGAAGAAAGGCCGGTGAAGGTACCAACCTCAACAGCGAAGCGGGGTTGACAGGCGTGTGTCAAGATCGACAGCAGGGTCGCCAAATCTGGGGCGACCTGCAAACCAGAGATGCCGCCCAGTTCTCTGGTTTCTTCCATCAAGGCTTCTGCGACGCTCATTCTGGGACCAGATCCCACTCGTTGGTTTCGGTGTTCCACTGGTAGAACGGCGGGTTGTTCCCATCGCCGGGATACGGGTTGTCGTCGGTGCCGCCCGGTGTGACCTCTAGGACTATCTCCACCCACTCCCCGTCGTCCTCAATCCAGTCGTAATACTTACCGGTCGTTGTGTCCGGTTTAGGAACGGGGGCTTCCCATTGGAAAGTAGATTCGTTCAAGGTCCACGAAGGGAAAGGCTGGGGCGGGTAGAAGGCGTCCAAGTCGGGGTCGTAGATGAGTCCTACGCCTGCGTAGTTGCCACGCACAGGGGTTCCCCCCAACCTGTGTCCCCCGGCGACGGTGTTGTACGAGGTCTGTATCCATGTCCCGCCAAGGCGAAGATCGTCGGCTAGGAACTCCTGCCCACGATGTTCGTCGGCGTCGGCAACCACCAAGACATCTACAACGATGTTGTCCTCGTTGATTTTAGCAAAGTGGGCCATTGCTACCACTCATAGTCAAAGTAGACGATAACTACCCCAGAGCCACCATTCCCGCCAACGAACGCCGACCCGTCCGATGAAGTCCGACCTCCACCACCGCCGCCACCGCCACGATTGGCGGCACCAGAAGTGGGAGCAAAGTTCACCCAGCCGCCATAACCTGCCCCGTAAGCAGCAGCGGCGGTGTTGTATTGGGCGCTGTTGCTTCCGCCGGAACCGCCTCCGCCGTACCCGATGTCAGAACCAGTTTCATAGTCGAAGTTGGCCCCGATTCCGCCCACTCCCCCTATGTTGGCCGTAGTACCGTTACCACCGGCAGCACCGTATCCTCCACCGCCGCCAGCAGACGGATGCCAGTAGTATGCCCCCTGAGCAGTTCCCCCATTGTTCCCCTGAGGAGATGGGGCTAACCCTGCACCACCGCTACCGGCGCTGCCACCGGAGGCTCCGCCACCCCCGCCGGAACCGCCGGTACCTCCGGCACGTTGGATCCCGCCGCTATCCCGAGGGCTGCCGCCGAAACCGCCGCCGTCCAAACCGGCCTGCATTTCCGTGGTCTGATTAGTGTGGAGGACATTGCTGTACCCCCCCTGAGTGGACTGACTGAACTCTGTTGAAGCACCATTACCCCCTCCACCAACAGTCACCGTGTAGGTGTCAACAGTGGAATCGTAGATCCGGGTGTGATAATACGTTCCGCCCGCTCCACCGCCGCCTCCGCAAGAACCACCGCCACCGCCACCGCCAGCACCGACCGTCAACCATTGCATCCCGGTATTGGTCGGCATGGAAGTAACAGTCAACGTGCCGGAAGAAGTCCACTTCAACGAACGGGTCTTGGTGCCAGAACGGGTGTAATCGGTAGTAACCACAGTGCCCGTCGTTGAGTAGATCAGCACCGCTGCGGTAGTTGACAAACTGGGAGTGTTCCCGTCGGTACCGGCACCCGCCTCGTTGATCGCTGCGACAGTGAAACTGTACGAAGTGCTTGCCGTAAGACCCGTAGCGGTGTAAGTCGTCCCAGTCGAACTGGTGTCGGCCACGATGACCGACCCGTCCCGCTTGATCCGATACCCGGAAACGGTACCGCCACCCAGTTCGGACGGTGCCGACCACGATAGGGCGATTGTCGATGCAGTTGCAGAATCAAGCGACAGGGTGCCCGGTGCGCCACAGGGAGCGATGCCACCCTGACCGGCAACTACAGACAGAAACATGGACATCGGACTAACCGATGTTACCGATTAGCGACCAAGCGTTCGTACCGATCTTCAAGGCGCATACAGCCGTGTACCTATCGCCACAAGTCAAGGTGCTGTCTTTCGACGTTATGGACGCGCCGGTGCCAGCAGCGAACGTGAGCGTTCCCGCCCCGTTGCGCTCATAGTAGATAGTTGTACCAACAGCAAAGGCTGCGTCTGTAGCGGAGTTCTGTGGCAGCGTGACGGTACAACCTGTTCCATGAGTGGTGAGAATGTATTTGTTCTCGTCGCCCTCCGTGGGGGCATGAGTCGTACCCGATTCGGTTTCGACAGTCAGATGAGTGAACATCTGACCGGAAACAGTCAACGTCCCCGAAACAGTCGTATTGCCACCAATGGTCGGAGTGGTCGTCCACGAAGTAGTAGACGCAGCCGACCCAACCAGAACCGCACCATCAACAGCGTTGGAGTCAGTCAGACCAAGTTTCGTTTCCAACGCGACAAGAGCGCCAGCGTGATTAACGTGCATGACATCATGCTCTTTACCGCTGGCATCAAGGTCGTCGGTGGATGCAATGTCCGTCCGCTGCTGAGAACCGGTGGTATCAAGCGCACCGGGATATGCAGTAGCCATTTACTTCTTCTTAAAAGAGTCGAAAAAAGAAAAACTAGTAAATGTGCTATGCCAACTCCTATCGAACTTCTTCTCTAGGGCCGCTTTCTGACCGGGGTCCAAAGTATACCCAGCCGTAGTATTCTTCTTCGGCGGACGCTTTACCCTCTTCTTCGCCTGCGAGACCTCCAGCGGAACCTTTGGGGGCTTTGGAGCATGCATCAGGCAAGCGTAATCGTAATCGCCCCGACAGCCACCGAAATGGTGTCACCGGAACCCACCGTCTTAGACGAAGTAACCGGCGTGTGAAAAAGCAGGTTCCCCGAAGACGCCGCATCCCAAATACCGATATGAGTCACAGTAGCCGCAGGCATCGAAGTGAAAGTCTCAATATCCGTATTCTGCGTCACACCAGTCGTAGCATGAGCAGCATCAAACGCGATCGCCTGACGGGCATACGACCCACCAGAAACCTCCGCACCCGAACCCGCATCAACCGGATCCGCCGTGTGCAAAGCAAGGTACACCGCAGCCGGTGCCCAATCCGCCGTGTCACGCAAGACGTAATCCAGAATCTTCTTCTCCAGATAGTCCGAAATCTCCGCCATGAAAAAAGCCTCCCGAAAAGACGTTGCAACCGTCGCCGTGTATGATAGGACTATAACACCGCCCCGTCCAGACCACAGGGCATACATAAACCGAGGTCTGCGAACCCTCACCCGGTTACGTTCGCCCGTAAGAAGGGCTACTGCCCCCTGCACAAAGCCAAGAGGCGCAGGGGCAGACCAAAGATGGTACTAGGTCAGGCGGAACCGTGCCACAAACGGACGGAGGGAACCCAAGGGGTGCCTATACCTACAAATAAGACCCCACACCAAGACCCCGGTGTCCATACAGACCCTAACCAGTCAGACACTCTAATATCCAAGGGGCTAATGGCACATCCCCCCCGGCTAAAACAACTGTTTACCCCCCACACGGTCCTAATGACCCTCCGAACATCGACCCCATCCCGACTGGACTAAAGTTGTGGATCGTCGCAGGTCATGCTGTCCGAGTGACGGTTGGGGATGGGGGCAATGTCCGGCTACCGCAAAGGGTATCGGTCTCGCTTATCTTGGGACAGGCTACCACGGGCCTGTCCGCTAACGGCTTGATCGACCAGATCGTCGGAATGATTCTGGCTCCTCACCCGACTTGATCAAACTGGCCGTTCGGGGAATGCACCCGAACACCAGTTCGATCTGCATCGGATGCCCTCTTCTCCACCGATTC